ACCTACAGTACCATTAGAGACTGATATAACACCACTACCGCTTGAGGTATAGTTTGTAGATAAAGTCTTGACACTAACAAGAGTGCCTGTTCCATTATTGACATCTGGATTAGCATTAGGAAAAGCTAATTCATTTGCAATTGGTACAAAACCACCTACATCATCAACTAAATCAATAATCCTGTCATTGATAGCTGCTGTAGTAGCAATTGTTGTATCGTTATCTGGGAATGCGTCACCATCTTTAATGGTTTCAGAAGTACTTTGGTTGAAGTACCTAGCTTCTGCTGCTGATGTTGTAAAGAATGATGTATCGTTTACAGTATGAGAAGCTTGCTCACTGTTTGTTACAACAGTAGCTGCTGATAATGCAGCTGAATCAACTGCTCCGTCAGCTATGTGTTCATTATCAATAGAGCCTGCAGCATAATGCTCAGAGTCTATAGAGTCATCTGCTATCTTGGCACCTGTTACAGCGTCTGCACCGAGAGCTGTAGTATCTACAGAACCTGCTGCATAATGTTCAGCATCAATAGAATCAGCTGCTAAGTGTTCAGAATCTATAGAGTCATCAGCTATCTTAGCTCCAGTAACTGCGTCAGCTGCTATCTTTGCAGTTGTTACATTTAAGTCTGCTATATGAGCTGTATCTATAGACCCGTCAACATATTGATCGCTGTCAACTGAGTTAGCTGACATGTGTTCTAAATCAATTGAACCTGCTACATAATGTTCAGAATCAATTGAGTCATCTGCTATCTTTGTACCGTTAACACAGTCTGCAGCTAACTCCGTACCAGTGATAGTAGCATTAGCCATTTCATCTGCAGTAACAGCTTCTGCTGCTATCTTAGCTGTTGTAACAGCATTGTTTGCTAGATCTGCTGTACCAATAGTAGCATCAGCTAGCATTGTACCAGTAACTGTACCAGTATCACCTGTACTAACTATGGTACCTGACACATTAGGTAAATTAAGTGCTCTATCTGCTGTAGGATCAATAACTTTTAAAGTAGTTTCATAAGCATCATTCGTGTCTCCTTCGAAGACGATACCCATACTCTTACCAAACGCTAGGTTACCTTGCATTTCTACAGTACCTAGGGTACTCATAGCGTTGTTACTAACTTCTTGTGCAACGTATAGTATCTGATCAAAGTTACTGTTTAAATCTTCAGCTTTGATCATAGAACCTGCATAAAAGGTTCCTGTTTTAGAATCGTTGCTTGTGTCTCTATATATAAGAACTACTACACCACTAGCTGGTGCAGTGTTCATTTGTATTGTTGTAGCGTTGAACCAGGTATATTCAGTTGTTGGTTGGGTTGTACCGTCAAGTTTTACTTTGACGTCAGCCTTTGCTAGATATGGGAATGTGAAGGCAAAGTTGGTGGTAGAAGCATTGCCTGTGTATGTATTTTGTGTGACTGCCATTCACGCTATGTGTAGAAGTGTACTAGGTGGATCATTTGTAAATCATACTTTTAAGATTATCAATTTCTTTCTTCATTCTTTCTGCACGTTTTAAGCTTCCTTGCTTACGATACCTTGCTTCTAATTCTTGATATTTATGCATCTCTTGTAACTGTCTAGCAGTTAGATCACCATCTTCAATTAATTGATTCCATGCTCGTTGTTTAGCATTGGCAAAAATTTGATGAATAAAAGGTCCATGTAAAGATTCTGTTGGAGAATACATATTACCTGAAGCTCTATCTGCTTCCATATTATATATGGATTGAACAATTTGTGGGTTTTTAAATAACTCTGTAAGCTTCTCTTCTATATTCTGCTGACTCATTAAGAAATTAAATTTAGATTTCATATCAGGTAAGCCTCTGAAGGATGTACCATCAGGACCAGTGTTAAATGTTTGCTTTAAATTCAATCCACTTCTCATCAATAACTCTCTAGTTGCACTAGTACCAATATTTACTTGGAAAGGACTAATTGAATTATAAAGACGAGTTACAGGGTCGTAAGATTTGATTCTAGAGCCATTTAAAACATCATATTTATAAGGAAGTAAACCATCTGTACCAGGCAGTAAATCTGCCCATAAGTTCCTATTACCAATACTTTGCCAGAATCCACTTTCAAGTTCTCTCATACCAGGACTTAAAAGTTTACCAACTTCATTTCTAAAACTAGATAATGGTAATTGGTTGTTAGCAAAGTTAGCCAATACACGAGGTGCATCACCACCTTTACTATAAAGTAAGTCTTGTAACTGTAAAAGTCCAGCTAAGAAAGTTCTATTCGTAACATTAGCACTTAATAAGTAAGCTAATCTACCAAATTGATTTTCAGCCCACTGCTCACCCATAACTTTTTGTCCATCTACTATATCAGCAGAGAAACTAAGAATCATATTAAATGGTTCTAAAGATTCATAACTAATCCATGCATCCCCAATCTTAATTGATCTAGGTTGCCATCCAGATTGAGTCCAACTATTTCTTAACTGCCTATCAGGAGGTCCATTACCAGTAATCTTACCATTTAATGCCATCCATATAGCACTAAATGTAACACCATTACCAATAGCCATACGGCCTTTCATCGTATTTTTAGCTATATCTAAATCATTTAGACTCTTGATACCATACTTAACCATATCTGGATGATTCCAGGATTTAGTCATAATATCATGATGTTCTTTTATAAAGTAATTTAGACCAGGTGTATACTTAGAAGTCATTTCTAAAGCGTTAACACCAGTCCTAGCAAATAAGAAGAATGGTTTTAGATATGGAGTCCTGTCAAAGACTCTCTCCATTGCTTTAATTCTACCTGTAAGCTCTTTAGTTAGTTTAGCTTCGTCAGCAGCAAATTTAACCATATCATCTGATATTACACCATCACCAGTAAATACCTTACTTTCAAAATGTCCCTCTGCTCCTTTAATAAGATCAGCAAAGTCCTCATCAGATACTGTCAGGTTTTGAGATTTTAATTTAGTATAGACATCAGTAAATGATAGTTGTTTGATACGTCCTCTAGCAATCATATTCGTAAAGAATGTATCTTGAGCCTTCATGATTCGAGGACCATAGTTAAATAAAGGTACTCTATTAACACCTCTTAACCAATCTGTTGTCCTCGCTACAGCTTTATCAGCATCACTACCATACTGCTCAGACCAATCCTTAATAGCATTCCACTGTTGATCAGATTTAGTAGAGTTAAATCCTCTAAATCCTTCAGGATCTAAGTTATAAGATTGGAAATCTGCTACAGCTTTACGCCAAGAATCACCAACACCTGATACCATTCCTGCTAAATTAGCAAAAGCACCACGAGTTACTTCATCATTACCTTTTAAATAATCACCAGAGCTACCAATAATAGTAGCTACAGGCCTCATAACTGTACCAAGTCCAGTACCAGCTAAAGCTCTCATAGGTGTTTTAGGTCCAGATAACATAGAGTTAATACCCATTACCTGTAATTCATTAATTATGGAGTTTCGAGCATAGGTATCTCCATCTCTATAACCATGTAATTGACGTTTAAAGAAAGCTTGTAAATCCTTCCATGTCTGTTTATTACCATTACCAGTTGCTGTGAAATGTAAGAATGATTCTAACATATCATCTGAAGCATCTGATTCTAATAACTGCTTTAAAGTTGCTACTTCATTAGATGCAGCATCAGAAGCTTGACCTCTTAGAGCTATTAATTCAGGGTTATCTTTTAATCCTGAGTTAAACCTTCTTAAGTTAAAACTAGACAACATGCTAGTTTCTTTTCTTAATCTAGAGACAGCTGAATACCTTGCTAGTATACCTTCTAATAATCCTCCTGGTTGAGCAGCATCTATATGCTCAGACACACTTAAAGCAGCTTTAGCTAAGTCTCTAGCTTCATAAAGCATTTGACCTAGTATAACGTCAGTTGCTGCTAATTGAGAGTTATTTAGAATACCGATACCTTCAATCGCAGTTTCTGCTCCTTTACCTTTATTCTTAATATATTTAAGGATTTTATCTTCAGGTATATTAACTAATCTACTATGTCCAGAATCATTTAAAAACTGTACTAAATCAATAGAAGCATTTTTTAAATCTTCAGTTACAGCTTCTCTACTTGCTCCTTTATACAATACTTGGAAGGAAGGATCTGCTTCTAATGCCTTAGCTAATGCATCTCTTTCTTTCAAAATTGTACCAGGTGCTTGGTATTCTAATCTACGTATATTAGCTTCAGTTATAACACCAGAAGGAGCACCATATCTTTGTTCAGGATTGTTACGGATTTCAATCATATCTCTATAACTTTTAGCCGGACTATCTATACCAGCTCCCCCAGACAAAGCTTGATTATCTGTAATATCCCCACCTTTATAATAAGCTGGGTTGGTTCTAGTTTGTTTATGAGCTATATCAAACTCTAGTTGTTGAATACCTAAATCTTCTTTAGCCTTACCTTGTGCTAAAGCTCTTCGGTCCATATCTCTTTCTGGACCCCACTCAATACCACGTTTCTCTGAGGTCTTTAACATCAAAGCTTCTTGGTCCTTTTTAGGTAATTCCTTCCAAGGATCGTTTGTCTTACGCCAATTATCTATACCAACAGTAGATTTAGATTTTCTATACATAGATCTTTCATAAGCTGATCTAGTTAAATCTGCTACTGTATTAGTTTTAACTGCATAATCAAAATCACTGCTTTCTATTAAACCTTTAGTTAGAGGATCATTAACTACATTCTCAGCATACGTCTTTCTTAGAGAAGTTGAGATAGCTCTTGAACCCCATCCAGTTGCTTCTACTGCAATATCAAGGAAACCACCTAAACCTAAACCTTCACCAACATTATACATAGATCGCATAGCTGGTGACATTCTTTCGTTTGTAGCTAGTGGTGATAATGCTCCTGCCCATTGTGGTTTAATATCAATGAGTGATCTAGCTAAGTTCTGTTCTTGTGACTGGTTACTTATTAAATCATAAGCTCCACCCTGAGCAGCACTAAGGCCTACTCTTCCTACACGTGTAGCTCTAGCAGCAGTCATTAAGGTTCGTGCTCCTTTTAAGCCCCACATGATCTTACCAGTACCGATAAGGCCTCCTGCAAGTTCTAAACCTTGTCTAGTGAAATTACCCCACACAGTACGTGTAATAGGTTTGTTTTCAAGTAACCAAGGTGCATTAAATTTGTAAGGATTATCTGGATTATCTTGCTTATAAAAATTAGGATCTAGAAATTTAGGTAATGATGCTACACTGTTGTATATATCTACACCAGCACCTGCTCCAGCATTAATACCTTCTTGAATATTTTCTAAGACACCGAACTTTTTAGGATCTATAACTTCGTGAGAAGATTTAGGATCTCCTTCATCAGTTAATTGATTAGCATGTGTTTCAGCTTCATCCTCTATTTGTTGTTGTTCTTGCTCTCGACGAGCATTCTCAACTTCCTCTCTATTCTCTATTTGTTCAGTATGTTTATCATACTCATTCCAATAAACATCATCCATTA